ACCTACTGTCAGAAGGTGCAGAACTACACGGGGAAGGTGTTAAGATACTCAGAGATACCAATAGACGACTCGAAGCAATAATCAATATTCACAAAGAACAAAACTCTCCTTAGCTCAGTTGGATAGAGCATATGCCTTCTAAGCATACGGTCACAGGTTCGAATCCTGTAGGAGAGACCAAATACGCTAGTTGATTGCACTCTTCTCACAATAAGAGAAGTGAGGAAGTCCTAGTTTCAGCGCAGATGCTAGCTTGAGTTAAGATGTAACTTTATACCCTAGTGGCGAAATGGTATACGCAACTGAATTAGAATCAGTGGAGAAGCAAGGCTCGTGAGGGTTCGATTCCCTCCTAGGGTACCATTTACTTTTTTAAAAGAGAGGCGATTATGCAGACTCAGAAGGAACTTGATCGAATGGAATCTGATTGGGAAGCTCGTTGGGAAGACGAGTATCAGGAATATCTTGAGTCCCTTGATGAAGAAGACGACGAGGATGAAGACGACGACTATGATGAGGAAGATAATGACTACTAAAGTTGGATCTAGTGAAGCCCTTTGCATCTGCCATAAGGATAATCTCTATACGTTCGTCCTTAGGTATCCTAGGATGATCCATAGTGAATTCATGACTCACAGGTGCCTCACTGCAGATACGGTGCTGACTTTCGATCTCCCTAGTGGGAGTAGAGGTCGTAAGTGCAAAGCCTATCAAATGACTCTTGGAGATTTTTGGGATAAGTGGGAAAATGGTAGTTCCCCTCATGCTACTCGATGGGGCGGAGTACGGCGATATGACATGAAAGGTCGTTTGAACAAGATGCGGCTTCGTTCTGTGGATGAATCTACGATGGAAGTTACTCACACGACCATTACTGATTGTTGGAAGGTTGGGGTTAAGCCCGTGTATAAGATTACAGCAGGAGACTTCTCCGTAACTTGCACTGCAGACCATCTAATTCTTACTGATAGTGGTTGGAAGGAGTTGCAAGACATTGCTGTAGGTAGAGATAAGGTGTACTGCAATACTCGTAAGAAGTATGCAGAACCTCGTTTTGATCCTTACAAGAAGATTAATGGAGAATGGGTTTCTACTTGGAATTCGAAGGTTAAGTCTGAAGTGTCTGAAAGGCAGGGGTTTCGATGTGCTGATTGTGGTGCTGAGAATAAGCCTTTAGAGATTCATCATGTGATTCCTAGGAATGAAAACCCTGACCTTGCTTTTGACATTGATAATGTGGTAGCTCTTTGTAATGAGTGTCATAAGATCAGGCATATCCGACAAGGTTGGCAAGGTACTAGTCAGTGCAATGTTACACCTGTTGAGGTTGATTCCATTGAATACATTGGTGAAGAAGAGGTTTTCGATATTTCGGTTTCATCTGAATATCATAACTTCTTAGCAAATGGTATTACGGTTCATAACTGCTTCAGTCGCAATGCCAGTAGCTCCCGTGCTATCCCTGTAGCTAAGGTTATTGAACAGGTGCGCAATGACCCCTTTATCCCTTCTCACGTCTATATGAATCAATCTGGCATGGTTGGTACTGTTGAGGCTTCTGAGGATACCTATGAGTCTTTTAAGGGCCTTTGGCTTAAAGCTGTAGACAGTGCAGTAACTGTCGCAGAATCCATGGTTGATCTTGGTGTACATAAGCAACACGTCAACCGAATCCTTGAACCCTTCCAGTACATTAACGTGATTGTGACTGCTACTGAATGGGAGAACTTCCTGCATCTTAGGCTTGCCAGTGATGCACAGCCTGAGATGCAGGATCTTGCAAGGGCCATTAAGGGTGAGATGGACAAGGTAGGCAATACTATCATTAGTGTCTACCATATTTGTGGGAAGTATGTTAGTCTTCCCTTTATCACCCAAGAGGAAGTAGATGAGCACTGCATGAACTCGTTTAGTTCTTCTGAAGTCCTCATTAACGATCTCATGCTTATTTCCTCTGCACGCTGTGCGAGAGTGTCTTACAACAACCATGACGGCTCTTGTCCTGACGAACGCAAGGACAAGAAGCTGGCACGAAGGCTCCTTGACGCAGGTCATATGTCACCCATGGAGCACCCCTGTATTTGGGCAGGAGACATGCGGTACCATAGAAACCTGTACGGTTGGGAGAGCCTTCGTTTTAAATTGGGTTATTAAAAGATGAATCAAGAGGGTACGTTTCTTTATCATGAACCTTGTCCTAAGTGTGGCTCCTCTGACGCCTGTGGAGTCTTTAGTGATGGCCATAGGTATTGTTTTTCTTGTAATTCGTATTTTAGAGCTGATGGGGAAGTAATCCATAAAAAGGAGAGTGCTATGTGTAAGGAATGTATTCCTCTTGATGATCTTGATGTGTCTTACCTGACTGCAAGGAAGATCAGTCAGGACACCTGTTCTAAGTTCAAGTATATGGTGGGTTACTACAAGGGAACTCCCTGTCAAGTAGCCAACTACTATGATGACAACGGTAACATCGTAGGTCAGAAACTTAGGTTTCCTGATAAGACTTTTGCAGTCCTTGGCAAGATCTCTAATCGACTCTTTGGTTCTCAGTTGTGGTCTTCTGGTAAGAAGATTGTGATCACCGAGGGCGAGATTGACTGCCTTACTGTGAGTCAGCTTCAGTCTAACAAGTGGCCTGTTGTGAGCATCCCTAATGGGGCTCAAGCGGCTAAGAAGGCTATTGAAGATAACCTTGAGTACCTTGACAAGTTTGAAGAAGTGGTTCTCATGTTTGACATGGATGAACCTGGTCGTAAGGCTTGTGAAGAGTGTGCCAAGGTGTTGCCTGCAGGTAAGGCGTTCATTGCTAACCTTCCTTTGAAAGATCCCAATGAGTGCCTACTTGAGGGCAAAGGCAGTGATGTTATTCAGGCTGTTTGGAATGCCAAGCCTTATAGACCTGATGGGATTGTTGCTGGTACGGACTTGTATGAGAAGTGCGTAACCGACATTGATGATCTTAAGGATTCTGTGGAGTACCCTTGGGTTGCTCTTCAGAACAAAACTAAAGGAGCTAGACATGGTGAACTGTATGTCTTCACAAGTGGAAGTGGTATGGGAAAGTCCACAATACTCAGAGAACTCGAATACTACTTTGGTGTTCACAGGGGAGAACTATGCGGAATTGTTGCTCTTGAAGAATCTACTCGCAAAACTGGGATGGAACTCATGTCGATTCATCTTAACAAGCGACTCATACTCGACCCTGAGGGTACAGATGAAGATGAACGAAGCCGAGCTTTTGCGGAGACTATTGGAAACGGGAACTTCTTCCTGTACGACCACTTTGGGTCTCTTGATTCAGGCAATCTGCTTAGTAAGCTCAGGTATATGATTGTGTCTCTCGGCTGTAAGCGTATCTTCCTTGACCATATCTCCATTGTGGTCTCTGGTATGGACACTGATGAGGATGGTGGTGAACGTAAGGCTATTGACAAACTCATGACTAACCTTCGTTCCCTCGTGGAAGAGACTGGAGCTACCATGTTTGTAGTGTCTCATCTTAAGCGTCCTGAGAAGAAGGGACACGAAGAGGGTGCACAGGTGTCCTTGAGTCAACTTAGAGGGTCTGGAGCTATTGCACAGCTCTCTGACATGGTGATTGGTCTTGAGAGAAACCAACAGGGTGACAATCCTAATGTGTTGACCATTAGAGTCCTTAAGAACAGACATAGCGGCGATACTGGGGTGAGTGGCTACCTTAAGTATGACCCTGAAACTGGAAGATTGGAGGATTATGAAGAAGGAGAAGAATGTCCTTTTACTGACTCTGAGTTTTAACAAGTGTGCCATTTGTGGCAAGGAGGTCTACTTGTTTGGTTCTAAGAAGAGTAACACAGCCCACGTTGATCATGATCATATTACAGGTAAGGTGAGAGGGCTCTTGTGCCAAGAATGTAATACAGGTCTTGGTAAGTTTAGAGACAATCCTCTATTCTTAGCTAATGCTATCAAATACCTAGAACGTTAATCTTGCTTTAGCAAAGCTATTTGAGGAATAGAAAATGCTGACAATTAAAGACAAATATATTGTGTTCGATATTGAAACTGATGGGTTGCTTGATACGACCAAGAGGTTTTGGTGTGGTTGGTTGTACGACTCCTATACTGACTTGTACACTGGTTACACTGATCTTGATGAGTTCTTCAACGCCCTGAATAAGTATGGTACTAGTGGGTACAACATCGTGGGTCACAATATCTGCAAATTCGACATCCCTGCTCTTAAGAAGCTCAAGGGGGAGAGGTTTGCATTTGATGTTCGAGATGTCTGTATCGACACTCTTGTACTTGCTCGTTTGATCTATGCGAACATTAAGGACACTGACGTTGGCCTCATTCGTTCTGGTAGGCTCCCTAAGGCCCTCTATGGTTCCCACAGCTTGAAGGCTTATGGTTACCGTATGGGTGAACTGAAGGGCACCTATGGTGAACAAGAGGACGCATGGGATAAGTTCACTCCTGAAATGTATGAGTACAACAAACAGGACGTTGTGGTTACCCTTAAGTTGTTCCATAAGCTGATGGTTAAGGGTTACCCTTTGAAGGCCATTCAGCTTGAGCATGACATTGCTTGGGTCATGGCTAAGCAGGAACGTAATGGGTTTGTCTTTGATAAAGATGCGGCAGTAAAGCTCTATGCTGAACTCTCTGCAAAGAGACAGGAGATCTATGAAAGCCTTGTCTCTGAGGTAGGCTCTTGGACTGTCTACAAGGGAGACAAGATCTACAAGCGAGATAACGCTAAGAAAGGAATTAAAGCAGGCGTTCCTTATCCTCAGTATGAGGAGGTTACCTTCAATCCTAATTCCCGTAGTCACATTGCTAAGGTGCTTATGGAAAGAGGTTGGGAGCCTACTGAGGTTACACCTACTGGTGCCCCTAAGGTTGATGAAGACACCCTGCAGTCTGCTATGGGTATCCCTCTGACACCTAAGATCCTTGAGTACCTGTTGATTAACAAGCGTATCGCACAGCTTGCTGAGGGTGACAACGCTTGGCTTAAACTTATGAAGGAAGATGAAGATGGGTACTACCGTATTCACGGTTCTGTTAATCCTAATGGTGCTGTTACTGGTCGTGCAACACATTCATATCCTAATGTTGCACAAGTTCCTGCAGGAAGGTCTCCATACGGTAAAGAGTGTAGGTCTCTGTTCACAGTTCCTAAAGGCTGGTTTGAGGCAGGCATCGACGCTTCTGGTTTGGAACTTCGGTGCTTTGGGTCTTTCCTGTTTCCTTTTGACAACGGTGCTTATATAAAGGAAATCCTTGAGGGCGACATTCACACCCATAATCAGAAGATGGCAGGACTTCCTACGAGAGACCAAGCGAAGACCATGATCTACTGCATGCTCTATGGTGGTGGTGACGGTAAACTTGGGGCTGTCATCAATGGAACTGCTAAGGATGGCAAAGCCCTTAAGGAAAGATTCTTTAAGGCTGTCCCTGCATACAAGAAGCTCTGTAGTTCCATTGATAAGGCTCTTGTGGAGTCTTCCGAATGGATTGGTAACACTCAAAAAGTAAAATGGAAGAAACGTGTCCACCCTGATTGCCCTACTCTTAATATTTCTCACCATATTCTTGGGCTTGATCGCCGCCTTGTTTATGTGCGAAGCCCTCACTCGGCTCTGAACACTATCCTGCAATCTGCAGGTGCCCTTATTTGTAAGAAGTGGGTATGTCTTGTTGAGGAGAATATGCGTAAAGCAGGCTACAAGCATGGTTGGGACGGAGACTTTGCTATGATGGCGTGGGTGCATAAACTTCATTGTGCACGTTAAAGTAGGTTAATTCGGGGAAACCCCTCTGGGGCAATCCCGAGCTAAACATTGGAGGAACTATGCGTGGTAAACCCCTGGTCTTGACTAAGGATCAAAACGGTTGCATAGTCTCCACATCACATAGACTGAATCATGATGGTTATCTAAGGATTAGAGATCACAGGTATAAGGGTAAAGGTAGAAAGCCCTTGATTATGGCTCACAGACTTGTATGGGAAGAAGCTAATGGCGAAGTCCCTGAAGGCTATGAGATTCATCACAAGTGTCATAATTGTGCCTGTTGTAACCTTAGTCACCTTGAGCTAGTTAAGATCGTCGATCATAAAGTCGAACACAACTCCACTAGATATGCTGATAGAAAGGCTAAAGCTAAGGAGTATTGGAAACTTTATAAGTGTACAGGTACTAAGCTAGGTGAAGTCTTTGGTGTCTCGTTTTCATCTGCGTGCAAATGGATTCGAGAATGGAAGTGTAGAGACTAGGTATATACCGTAGGGGCTAGGGGTGAGATTCCCCTAGTCTCGAAATGCCTACTACAGCTAATACCAATAGGCTGTAAAGAGATAGTCCGACACCCGTAGTAATATGGGAAACGGTAAGGATGAGGTACAGGTTGCCTGCAGAACCAAAGAGATCGCAGAAGACTGTGTACGAATTGCTCAGGAGTCTATGAGACAGACTCAGGAGTTCTTTAAGTTTAACTGCCAGTTGGATACTGAGGGTAAAATTGGTACCAACTGGTTCGATTGTCATTAAGGAGTAGTTATGATTCGTAGACCCATGACCGTAGAAGAGATTGAAAGGGTTCTTAAGAAGAATGAATCTAAGGAGGTAATGGCTTTGTGTAAGACCAACAAAAAGAGCGTTGTTGACATCAAGTGGCTCTATAAGACGGATCCTGTTTTTGGGACTGCAGGTGGTGCAGAAGTTCGATTGAATGGTAAACTGCTGTTTATGCACATCCCAAATCCCTGTAAACTCTATGAAGACTGGACTGACAAAGAAATCTTTTATGAGATTCTTGAACGTCTTGGCTATGAAGTTGATTGGGAAGAAGAGAGTGTTTACTATGAGGGACCTCAGAAAGAAAATGAATAAGTATATTAGTTTTCTTAAGTATATTGATCAGAACAATCCGAAATTTCAGGCGGACTTCTGTCGTGAGAATGCCAAGCTGATTGCTGAGGCGGCATCTAGGGGGCACATTACTTGTCTTAATTACTATAGTGAAGCTACTAATTATTGGAAGCTCACCTGTAAGGCATATGCTATTCTTAAGGCTTGTGAATAATGAGATATGCTTTTGTAGACGGTGATATTCTAGCCTTTAAGGCGTCCTCTGCTGTCCAGAAGGATATCGACTGGGGGGATGGTCTTTGGACTTGTCATGCTGAAGTAGATGACGCATGGGATTACTTTACCGACATGCTTATTGCTATTGATGAGAAGCTAAATAAGCATTTTGTTGGTGAAGAGATTACCTATGTATTCTGTTTCTCCGATGAGGATAACTTTAGGAAAACCTACAATCCTGACTATAAGTCCAATAGGCGATCTAATCGTAAACCTTGCTGTTACAAAGGTCTTGTAGACAAGATTAAAGAAGCCTACATTTCTCATACAGTCAAGTACCTTGAAGCTGATGATGTTGTGGGTATCTACTGCACTAGTCCTGTCTATAAAGATATTTGTGTCGCAGTGTCTATGGACAAGGATTTCAAGACAATCCCCGGTTACTTCTATGATTTCGGTAATGATGTCTTGCATAACATCACTGAGAAGGACTCCAAGAAATGGCTGTGCTATCAGACCCTAGTAGGGGACATTACAGACGGCTATAAGGGGTGTCCCACTTATGGGCCTGTGAAAGCCAATAAGCTCCTTAATGGGCATCCTGATTCTGAATGGTGGCCTGAGGTCTTGAAAGCCTTCAAGTCTCAGGGTCTTACTGAAGAGGATGCCATTAGAGAGGCAACTATGGCTAGAATCTTGCATTATGAAGATTACCCTTTAGGTAAATCTGAGGGTCTACCTAAGGAGTACAATCCTTTTTAATCAATACTAATACCCCTAGGGCTATTTTTAATTAAATCAATAGTCCTAGGTAGGAGGAAGACATGAACAAAGAAGAAAACAATGTTGTTGAAGAAGAAGAGTTCCCTTATGTTCCTAAGGATCTCATTGAGAGACTTGAGGATATCTTTGACATTCGAAAGATGATTTGGTATGAAAAGAGTAATGAGACTCTTCTAGGTATTCAACAGGTTGTTACCTACCTTAGAAATAAACACGACAAACAGAATGGAGATAACTGATGGGTGGACTCTTTAGTAAACCTAAGGCTCCTGAGGTTAAGGTTCAGGCTCCTGCCATTGAGCAACCTGTGCTCGAACCTGAGGCTCCTGAAATGGGTGCTGAAGAAACTGCGGAACACAAGAAGAACAAGGGCAAGAAGGCTCTGAGGATTGACTATGTGGGTTCTGGCAGAGGGACTAACATCCCTAAGTAACGTGTCTAGGATTGGTGTCTTGCAACCTAATGATGGAGACATCCTAGAACAGATCATCGACAAGGGTGCGAAGATCATCAAAGATGACCCTGACTCCCTCCCTTTCATTAAGAAATATGCTGACGTAAAGGTAGTGCGTAAGTTTCTTAAGGGTGTCATTAGTGGTGAATTTGAAGACTTCATCGTCCTTGTTTTCTATAACAAAGAAAATGCTCTCTCGGGTGCATCCCTAGTGTCTAGGGGGAGACCTTGGTATGCACCTGAGGGAGTAACGTTTTTAAATGAAGAGTGCACTGTAGCTTTCCAAAAGGGTCTTGGTTTGTCTAGAGCAATGGCTTATGCTCTAGAAAATAGGGCATGTACTAACGTAAGACTACTGGCCTTCTCTAACGCCAACACGCTCAACAACAAGATGTTGGAGAACACCTATGAGAAACACTTGGGTTACTCTTCATACAAAACTTTTTATAAGGAAATTTAATGGGACTTTTTAGTGGTGTTAAGAAGGCCTTTAAGAAGGTTGTCCATAAGGTGACTGGTATAGGCAACAACGGGCAGAGTGCCCCTGAGGCTCCTACGCCTGCTCCTGAGCTTGAGCTTACGAACCCTGAGGGTGAAGCTGAGAAGAAGGAAGAAACCGAAAAGGTTCAGCTTCGTAAGGGTAAGAAGGGTCTTAGGATTAAGAAGGCAGGGAATGCTGATGTGTCTGCAGGTGCAGGCCGTAACCTTGTCTAACATGGAGGGTTATGATGGTTGGTAAGCAATCATTGAATGATGGCTGGGACGGTTGAAATGGCAACTAGTGAACATCAGGCAGGAAATATCCCTCTTGAAGGAGCTAAGACAACTTATGACAAACTCACGACAGACAGAGACCCGTACACGCAGAGAGCAGAGAAGTGCGCAACCTACACGATCCCTATGCTCTTTCCTAAGGAGTCTGATGATGGTGGTACTAACTATTCCACTCCTTACAATTCTGTGGGTGCTAGGGGTCTTAATAATCTTGCCTCTAAACTTCTTCTTTCTCTGTTGCCTCCTAATCAACCTTTCTTTAGACTGGGGTTGGACGCGGAGTCGACTGTAGCTCTTAATGAGTCTGCTGACGACCAGCTGAAGGACAATATCGAATACGGTTTGTCCATGATGGAACAACAGATGATTAAGTACATGGAGTCTCAGTCTCTTAGACCGACTCTGTTTGAAGCCATTAAGCAACTTATCATTGCAGGTAATGCACTTCTGTTCCTGCCTCCTGCTGAAGGTGGTATGAGGTGCTATACTCTTCGTGAGTATGCTGTTCAGAGAGACACCATCGGCAACGTCCTTCAGATTGTTGCTAAGGATACTGTTTCCCGTGGGAGTCTCCCTGATTCCATGCAGTCTGTTCTCCCTGATTCTGGTGAACCGACTATCAACGAAAAGGTCGACATCTATACTCACATTTACCGAGTAGCTAGTGGTGACACCTATCAGTGGGAATCCTATCAGGAGATTGAAGGTGAACCTATTGCGGGTAGTGAGCAGACTTATCCCGCAAACAAGAGTCCTTGGATTCCCCTTAGATTCAATAAGAAGGACGGGGAACACTACGGTAGATCCTTTGTTGAGGATTACCTTGGCGACCTTATCTCTCTTGAGAATCTCTCTAAGAGCATTGTGGATATCTCCATGATTGCCTCTAAGGTTCTCTATCTCGTGTCTCCTGCTTGTCAGACTAACATCAGGGCTTTGTCTAAGGCAGAGAACGGTGCTTTTGTTAGGGGTCGTATGGAGGACGTTGTTCCCATGCAACTCAATAAGAGCATGGATATGCAGACGGTACTCACTACTGCTCAACAGATTGAGTCTCGTTTGTCTTATGCGTTCCTTCTCAACTCTGCAGTACAGAGTGGTGCTGTGGGTAGAGACAGAGTTACCGCAGAAGAGATTAGGTACGTTGCAGGTGAACTTGAGGATACCCTAGGTGGTGTCTATTCTCTCCTGTCTCAGGAGCTACAGCTTCCTCTCGTTGCTTGTGTCTACAATCAGATGCAATCTCAGGGTTTGCTCCCTGTGGTTGACGAGAGTATTGCAGAGATTGAGCCCTCCATCATCACGGGTATTGATGCCCTTGGTAGAGGACAGGATCTTAACAATCTAGCTCAGGCTTTGCAGTTGATGCAACAGTTCCCTGAGTTTCTACAGGCTCTCAACGTTGGTAATCTTGCTACTAGGATTTTTGCGGCGGCTCATATTGATGCTACGGGTCTAGTGAAGACTCCTGAGGAACTTCAGGCAGAACAACAGGCCGCTATGGAACAGTATGCCCAGCAACAGGGTATTGACGCAGGTGCACAGATGGCTGTCAATGAAGCACAGCTAGAACACTAGCACAGCTAGGACACTAGCACAGCTAGGACACTAGCACAGCTAGGACACTAGCACAGCTAGGACACTAGCACAGCTAGGACACTAGCACAGCTAGGACACTAGCACAGCTAGGACACTAGCACAGCAGGCACAGCTAGCATAGCTAGCACCTGAATAACTAAAGGATAACTAATGACTGACTTTAATGAACCTCAGTCTCTCACTGAGGAGGCTGAAGCACAGGGTATCGAAATCATGGAGTCTTCTACGACTCAGGTTGAGGTTGACCCTGATATTGGAGACCCCCTTCTTCAGAACGAAAAGTCGGGGGAAGAACATAATGAAGAACAAGCTAATGGAACTGAAGGCCACGATGGTGATGTGGCTGTTCATGATCAAAATGAAGATCAAGAGAATCTTCAAGAAGAAGTAGACAAGCACGAAAAGGCTATTGATGCCGTGAAGACCTCCCTTAAGGAAAAGGGTGTTGACTTCAATAAGGCTGTCCGAGAATATCAGGAGCATGGCAAGCTCTCCGATGAGACCGTTGCTGAACTTGAGAAGGCAGGTTATCCTTCTGAGGTTATCGAGGGTTTCATTGAGAGTCGAAAGGCTCTTGAATCTCGCTTCACTGAAGCTGTTTATGATTCCGTAGGGGGTACTAAGGAGTACAATCGTATTGTCGATTGGGCATCCAAGAATCTCCCTCAGAAGACGATTGACTCCTTTAACAGGGCAATCGACAACAATAATCTGGAAGCTGTCTCCCTCATGCTTGAAGGCATGAAGTCTAAGATGACTTCCAAGATGGGTACCGCTAATAAGTCTATTCACGGCGGTACGGCCACTCCTGTGAATCGTCCTAAGGGGTTTGCAAACAAATCTGAAGTGATCGAGGCTATGAGCGATAAGCGCTATGGCAGGGATCCTGAATACACCCGACAGGTCGAACAGAGAATGTGGGCCACTAGTGTTTAATTTTATCTATAACAACAAATCTTATATACTTTAAAAGGAAAATAATTAAAAATGGCTACTCTTGCGGCTACTGGTATTTCCAATCCTGGTCAGGCTCTCTCTGCGGGCGATCGTGATGCACTCTTTATGAAGGTCTTCACGGGTGAAGTTCTGACTGCTTTTGCTCGCACCTCCGTTATGATGTCTCGTCATCAGGTTCGAACGATTTCGCACGGTTAAGTCTTGCTGTGCCTAAAGTTCTTTAACTTCTGGAAAGCTAAGGGGTAATACCTAAGCCAATCAGAAGCCAAGCCCTGTCGAAAGAAGGGAAGGTTCAACGACTAGTTTTATAACGTAGGGTACCAAGTGGTACTCGAAATGGGAACAACAATTGCGTAAAAATATTAAAGAAGCTCTCGAAAGAGGCTGGAAGATTTGTGCTACTTGCGGACAGAAGAAACCCGTGGAGGACTTCTACATTCGCAAGGATAAGCAAAAGAATGGTGAAGAATACACTAGTATTCGAAACTCTTGTAAAGAATGTGTGAAAGCTAAGATCCGTCTTAGAGTTACTGGATGGTCTCCTGAAGACTACGAAAGGGCTTGGATCTTGCAAGGTGGTAAATGTGCTATTTGTGGGTGTGAGCTTGGAAGTTCACGATATACAAAACCTGCGGCAGACCATGACCACAAAACAGGTAAACTACGAGGCATTCTTTGTTTGCAGTGTAATACTGCTCTAGGTCTTCTTAAGGATTCTCCTTATAGATTAGAAAGTGCTATCCGTTATCTGGAAGAGCATGGGAGCAATTGTTAAGATATAGTCTGAACATACGGGAAACCGTATGCTGAATAGGAAGATTACAGCATCCTATTTGGAGCATAGAGTAACGTCTATGTGAAACGTGAAGCATTGAAGAGTGCTTCGTTCGCTGTGATGGGCCGTACCCGTGCTAAGTATCTTGCACCGGGTAACTCCCTTGATGACCAGCGTAAGAAGATGGAACACAATGAACGTGTCATCGCTATTGACGGTCTCCTTACGGCTGACTGCCTTATCACGGATATCGACGATGCGATGAACCATTATGACGTTCGAGTTGAATACTCTCGTCAGCTTGGTGAAGCTCTTGCTATGGGCGCTGACTGTGCTATTATCAATGAGCTTGCCAATGAGGCCGCTAAGGACGCTAAGTTCAAGGATGGTAACATTCCCGACAATGGTGAGGATGCCGACAAGGTTCTTGGTACGGGTAAGGCCTTTGAGTTTGTTACGGGTCTTGAGATTACGCAGGAAGCTACGTATGGCAATAAGATCCTTGAGGGTCTCCTTGCGGCTCGTGCTCAGATGACGAAGAACTACGTCCCGCAGGGTGACCGCTATTGCCTTCTCACGCCTGAAGGCTACTCTGCTGTCATGAAGGCTCTTATGCCTGATGCGGCTAACTATCATGCCCTCTTTGATCCGAATACGGGCAAGCTCCAGACGATTTGCGGCTTTGAAGTCATTGAAGTTCCGCACCTCCTGAATGACGGTATTGATGGCAAGCATGCTCTTAACGCTAAGATCAAGACTGCGGGTCTTCAGGGCATTGTCTTCCATCGTTCCGCTGTTGGTACGGTGAAGCTCAAGGATCTCGCTATGGAACGCGCTCGTCGAGCTGAATATCAGGCCGACCAGATCATTGCCAAGTACGCGATAAACTAACCTGTCGCGTAATCTTTTCTAAATAACGGGAAACTCTTTTTAGACAACCCGATTGAAGCCATTAAACTCATAAAACAGTATAGGTGTATACAAAGATGAGTAACTATAATGAAACTCTAAATAAATATGTTGCTGGTTTCGTAGACGCTGACGGAACTATTGCTTTCCACTTTAACAAAACTGTAGACGGATTCTTTCGTATAGGTCTTCAGTTTGGTATTACTCAGATTGATACTCGAGGTAGAGGCTTTAAGCTTCTCCAGTTCCTAAGAGACTCCTACGATGTAGGTAGCATCACTGATGTAAAAGACAAGAATCAAAAGTATTGGAAAGTATCTGGTAAGAATGACTTAGAAAAATTCTTGCCACATATTATCAAGCACATGGTAATTAAAGGAAAGCACTTCCAAAGAATGCTTGATAAGCGTAGAGAACTTTCAGGAGTTAATCTCACCCAAGAACAGGTGGATGAGCTTAGAAAGTTTTCTAAAGAATCTAGGGCTGATACAGGCCCAACTAGATACAAAAAGAATGCTAGCCCTGCATGGTTAGCAGGATACATTGATGGTGATGGATATCTAAGGTGTTCCGATAGAGAACACTGGCTTAAGATCCATGTACAAAAATCTGATGTATGTTCTGTAGAGCTAATCCAAAATACCTATGGCGGTAAGATCTACAAGACAACAAAAGAAAACATTAAAGAGTTTCGATTAAACTTTGGAGCATCGTTCTACGGAACTGCTACTAAAGTATTAAAGGCAATCATCCCGCATCTTAGGCTTAAAAGGCATGATGCTGAGATGATCCTTTATTGGCACAAGCAACGACTAAATGAAAAGAACCCTAAGGGGTAAGCGATAGTCTAGCGGGCAAGTATGTCCGTTTGGGGTCATGGTGGTCTCCGTCCTGAAGCTGTCGGTATCTTTGTCAAGGAAGCTCAGGTTTAATAGATGACCATTGAAGAAGTAAAGAAGGCTTACGAGACTACTTACTTCTGTCAGGTGCACAAGTGGGGGTATCAGCTTACCCCCGAGGAGGCTCAGGAACTGGGTCTTCTTAGTGCAACTGCGAAGCCTATTAAGCCTCGAAGAACCGTCGAAAAGAATAACAACAAGGAAGAATAATGATTGTAACTCCTAGCACTGAACTTGATGCAGTAAATGAAATTTTGTCATCCGTAGGCTCTAGCCCTGTTAATTCTCTTGAGGATGATGCTAATGTGGATGTGCTGAATGCTGTAAGAATCCTTAAGGCTGTCAGTCAAGAGATCCAGTCTAGGGGTTACAGCTTTAACACTCTCACCAGTGTTACCTTGAAGCCTGACTCTTTTACTAACAAAGTTGCTTATGGTAGAGACTTCCTAAGGGTTGTCTCTACTAGCTATAAGTTCGTGAGCAGAGAAGGCTATTTTTATGATCTTGATTCAGGGAATCTAGAGTTCCCTGAAGGCATCACTCTGGATGAACTTGTCAGGGAACTCCCTTTTGAGGAGCTTCCTCAGGTCTTCAGAAAGTATATTACTGTTAGAGCCAGTAGAGTCTTTCAGATGAGGTATCTTACCTCTGCGGACATCGACGCACATCTTCAGCTAGAGGAGAGTGCGGCTTATGCAGACATTGTAGACTATGAACTGACGGATGGTAACTATAACATCCTCAATGATGACCAGTTCATTAGTCAACAGACTCAGAGGAGCTAAACATGCCTCTAGTATCTCAAAGCATTCACTCATTTAAAGGTGGTGTCTCTCAACAACCTGACATCATCAGGTTTCCCGATCAGGTAACTGAGCTTGTCAACGGGTTTCCTAATGAAGTTGAGGGTCTACAGAAGAGACCTCCGACTCTTGCAATCAAACGTTTGTCTGACCGTGTTGATGCTACAAAGAAGAAGTATCATGTAATCAATAGAGACGAACAGGAAAAGTACATTCTCCAGATTGGCTCTGGGGAGTATCAGATTTTTGATCTTAATGGTGAGCCTAGGACATGCACGTTTGAAGATAATGAGTCAAAACAGTACATTACCACTAGTGACCCTAAGGGCAAACTAAAGGCAGTTACTGTTGCTGACTACACCTTTGTACTGAACACTGAAAAGGAGGTAGACGCTGTAGAAGGCACGTCCCCAGCGGGTAAAAAGGATACTGCTCTGGTGTACATCAAGAATGCCCAGTATGCTAAGACTTACGCCATTTATGTCGATGGTGAGTATATGTGTGGTGTTATTACACCTGATGGTGGTGAGGCTAAGCAGGCTGTGCAGACTACTACTGCCTTTATTGCAAGAGCATTGTATGCACTTCTTAATACTGGTAAGAAACCTGATGGCACTAACCCTGACGTTGGCGGTACCTATGATGACCTGTTGAATCAGGTTGGTGGTAGAGCATCTATGGGTTACTCTAGGTCTAGTGCAAGCATGAGTTCCTATGACGTAGGTCTAGTTGGTGACTCTGTTATTACGATCCAGTCTAAGTCTAGGTGGGATCCTCCTAATGTCCTCGTTAAGGACGGCTTTGGTAACCAGAACGCTATTGCTTACATGGGTAAGGTTACGGCTGTTAATAAGCTCCCTCCGATTGCCCCTGAGGATTACATCATGCAGGTGTCTGGAGAGAAGAATTCCGAAGATGATGACTTCTATGTAAAGTGGGACGACAAGCATAAGGTGTGGAAAGAAACTGTAGCACCTAGGATCCCCACTAAGATCAACCCTAAGAATATGCCTCATGCTATTGTTAGGCAGGAGGATGGAAGTTTTCTTCTTAAGAAGCTCCCGTGGGTTGATAGAGGCTCTGGTAATGAAGACACTAACCCTGATCCTTCGTTTATTGGTAGGAAGATTAACGATATCTTTTTCTATCGTAACCGCCTAGGGGTCATATCTGATGAATCCATTATCCTTAGTGCAACCAACGACTTCTTTAATTTCTGGTTTAAGTCCTCTGCGGCTATTGCAGACACTGACCCTATTGATGTCTCGGTTTCCTCTAATAAGGTTGCCATTCTGACTCATGCTGTACCCTTTGCTAGAGAGCTTATGTTGTTCTCCCGTGAAGGTCAGTTTGTATTGTCTAGTGATGGTGTCATGACCCCTAAGAGTGTCAAGTGTGACCAGATCACTAACTTTGACTATGACACGAATGTTCAGCCTATCTCTATTGGCCCTTCGATCTTCTTTGTGAATGATCGAGTAAACTACTGTTCTGTGATGCGCTACTACTCCTTGCAGGACGTGGCTGACCTTAAGGATGCTGAAGACGTAGCCGCACATGTGCCTACGTACATTCCTAAGGGCATCACTAGACTCTCTGGGAACACCACAGAGAACGTAGTTACGGCTATCTCTTCTACTACCCCTAATATCGTATACTGTTATAAATTTATTCTTGTTAACGCCACTAGTGAACAGCAGGCTTGGTTCAAGTGGGAATTTGCAAACAAGAATTCTGAGGTTCTTCTAGCGGAGTTTGTTGACTCAGAGATTTATCTTCTTATTAACTCTCCGAATGGTCTGTATCTAGAGAAAGCGTTGTTGACAGGTAATGCTGTTGACTTCTCTGATGAGCCTGCTAGGCTCTTTATGGATCGTAAAAAGAAGTACACAATTCCTCAGACCAACAAGTACAGTGACTATGAGGATTATACTGAGGTGTCTCTTATGGATATCTACGGTGCTATCCCGTCCACTAAGGATCATAAGTATTTCATTGTCACTAAGGACGGTTACGTTACTGAGGTTGCTGATTGGGATTCCAATGGTGTCTTTAGGATCCAAGGGGACATGAGGGGTGTCGAGGTGTTTGTGGGTCTTACCTACAAATTCTGTGTGACTCTCTCTAAGCAGTCCATTAAGAGGAATACGGATACTGGAGGTGTTATCTCTGAGATTGAAGGCAGGCTACAGCTTAGGTACTTCTGGTTGAACTATAGTAAGTCTGGTGTATTTGAGTGCAAGGTCGATAATGACCTTAAGGAAAAGCATTTTAAGTATAGATTTACTGGCAGGAACCTTGGTGAAGCTCCGACTATCTTGGGGGCAAAAAAGGTTTACACAGGTAAGTTTAAGTTCCCGATTCAAGACAATAATGATGAAGTAGTCATTACTGTCTGCTCCGACAATGTCCAGCCTATTAACCTGATTTCAGGTGGTTGGGAAGGTCTTTACATTAGAAGGAATAGTAGCGTATGAAGTTGAAGCCCTTAACTCCTGAGCAGAATAACATGCTTTGTGACATCGCAATTCATGCTATGGAGAGTTGTGTCTGTAATGAAGTTGAGATCCCCATTGAACACTTTGTTTATGAAGGGGTGTATTACAGAACCTGTTTTATCCCTAAGGATGTAGCTATTATTGGTGCATACATCAAAATCCCTACCACTGTAATTGTCAGTGGGGATTGTTATGTTACCCTAGGGAATACTGTAGGGAGGCTTAAGGGTTACAACGTCATTCAGGCTGAAGGTGGTCGTAGGCAAGCCTTTAGGGCACTTGAAGACACGCACATTACGATGTGCTTTAGGACTGATAAGGTTGACCTAAGGGAATGTGAGAAAGAGTTTACTCCGGAGTGGATGCTATTAACAACTAATAGAAAGGAATTGATTAAAGAATGAGTGGTGTAGTTATCGGAGTAGGCGCCGCTGTTGGTGCAGTAGTTGGTGGTGGTAGTGCATTGTACAGTGCTTCAAAGACTAATCGAAATCAGATTAAGGCTTTTAAGAAGCAGATGTATTACATGCAACTTAATTACAACTACAATCAAGCCGCTCTGAATAGACAAGAGCGATCCCTTTATGACTCTGCAGTTGGCAACCTTTTCAACATGTCGGTGAACGCTTTCCAAAACCAGTCACAAGTTGAGGCGGCTCAGGCTGAATCGGGTGTGGAAGGCAGGACTCAAGATAAACTTGGGCAGGTTATTAGAGGCACGAATCTTAGACAGCAGACTGCTCTAAAGGAATCTTATGAGGTTGATGTGTGGAACGTTAGGTCTCAAAAGGAGGCTCTCTACATTGAGACTAAGAACGCTGTAGAGCAGGCTAGAGATAACCTATCTAATAGCTTTATTAAGGGCTCTAAACTGTATGCACAACTCTTCCAAGGTGTCACTACGGGTGCCGCTTTGGGTGCCGCTACTGCAGGTATTGGTAGTGCACTTGGTGGTGCACTTGGTGGTGCCGCTTCTTCAGCCGCGGCATCTACTGCTACGGGTGCTTCTGCAGGCATCGGGGGTGCGGGGGCTGTTAGTACCTCTCTAGGCTCTGGCTTTCTGTCTTCTTATGGTGTTGCGGCTAATAGCGTAGTTGCTGGCGGTGCTACTACTGCCGCTTCTACGGGTCTGTCCTCAGGGGCACTGTCAGGTCTTGGTGGCGCAGGTCTACTTGCATCTACTGGTATGAGCGGAGCGTCCTCTAGTGCGACCATTGCATCCAATACTGGTGGTAACATCCTTGGTAACGTAATGGCTAATTACCAACAGTATAAGCCCTATGTAGACTTCATTCAGCAGTGGTCTAATTATTATAATTCTAATGTGCTACCTAGAGAACGAGGAGGTTACTTTTACTAATGGCTTATAAGAATAGTGCAGGGGCTTCCTCTGCTAAGCAAGAGTTTTATAATTGGAATTACTTTAGTCAGGGCATGACTAAACTAGGGGAAGCTAAGGGTGTTCAGGTTAACATTAAGGATCGCCTTAAGCCCCCTCAGGAAGAAGTTGATTGGCTGTCTACTGTTGCTGAAGGTTTTAAAAAGCTAGGTACTGTAGCAGACGCCTATAAGGAAAAGGCTTTTAAGCAAGCTGATGAGTATCTGCGTACTCACTCCCTTGAGGAGTACCAAGAGGATGTTAAGAATAACAACATTCCCTTCCAGTATGACCCTGTCTCTATGTCTAGACTTAAGTACCAACATGGTAAGTTGGCTTTCAGTCTTGCAGAACAGGACTTCCAAGATAGGGTAAACAGAAACGAGTTTAACGGAAAGTCCCCTGAAGAAGTCGACGCAGAATATTTCAAGCATGTCCGTAAGGCCATGGAGGATGTTAGAGACTCCTTTGGGTACGACATTAATGAAGACTCTTGGTTCTCTAAGGGTTTCTATGCAGATAGTCCTGAAAGTAGACAGAAGATTCTATTGCAGAACATCCAGTCTAATAACAAGTGGTCTGTGGAACAGGCTAAGCTTGTTGATTTGGCTGATGTTAGAGGTGCTGTTAACGACCTCTCTAAGAATGCGGCCTACGTTGTGGGGACTATCCTTGATGTCTTTGATGGGGAGAAGAACCCTAAGCTAGCCCACTATTCTCCTGCAGATAAAGCAACTATGGTCTCTGGACTCCTTGAGGATGTTGCGGGTAGAGAGGATGGTGTCTATATCCTACAGCAGTTGGAGAACTGGAAGCCTTACTTTCTTGACGGTAAGAGCTCTGTAAGGGATATGGTAGGCGCTGTTGCTTGGGACAAAGCTCTCAAGACCGCTAGTAATGCCGCATGGAAGGCTGATGCTGAAGCTTGGACTTATCAGGCTCTTAAGGTTGACAATTGGGTAGCTAATGGCGATACAGGTTCTATCGAGCAGGAGCTTGCTCTTGCACAGGACAGGGCAGGCGGTGTTGTAAGCGCTGAAGTAGAGTACCTTACTAGATCACTACAAAGTGCTAGAGATCAACAGAGAGCCTTGATTGCTAAGAACACTGCTAATTCAATTGATGCTCTTAAGGAAGAAGGTAGATCCCTCAATGCGAATTACTATATTGAGTCCATGCTTAGGGGTCTTCCGACTAATCCTGAGAATGTCGTAGGGACTACTAAAGAACATATTGATAGAGAGTTCATGTTTGCTGTTCAGGATGGGAGAATCACTGAAAATGACATCCTAGAGATGGCCTGTAATCCAACTGGTGGCTATAACCCTGCCTCTAGTTACCTTAGTAAGGTAGGTAACAATGTTGTTAGGGCTATTAAGGCTGACATTCTATCCCTTGAGAACTCTAATGCCTCTAGTATTGAAAAGCCTGCTTATCTTGATAAGATGTATAGCTTTTATGTGTCTAACCCTAAGCAGTTTGCTACAGCTTTTGGTGGTATGGGCTCCTATGATATGGACGTTCTTCTTGCAATGATGAACGCAAACCAACTTGGGATGACCTATAATCAGTGTGTTAGTGCTCTTAAGCAACAGAAGAAGATGGGTGAAACTAGAGAAGGTCGACAGGAGCAACAGAGGATCTACGACAATCTAGCCAAGGATGCTAAGGGAGATTTGTACTCTCAAAGCTACATGGTTAATAGGACTTATGCTTACATGAATGTTGGCATGTCTAGAAAGGACGCTATGGATAGATCCAGAGAGGATCTTGACAAAGAAACAATTTCAATTGATGACTCTAGGATCCCTGCAAAGCTCTTCATGATTAAAGGTGTCAGACCTGAGGCTACTAGGGATTGGTTTGAGGAAGAAGTAACCAATAAAATCAAAACCCTTAAGAAGGACGCAAAAGAAGGTGTCATTAAGGGGTACAACCCTATGACTGATTCTTTTGAAGTTGTTGATGCAGACACTAGGTCTCTACTGGCTAGGTGGGATAGAAAGAGTATTCATGAGGGCTTTATGAAGTATATTGATGAACAATCTAGAACTAAGGTTGAGCCTCTTGGTGTTGTTGATAAGCTAGTCAGAAAGACTGTCCATAACGTCAAGGGTTATACAGAATACCTTAATAAGGAGGACTAATGCCTATCTTTCCCGATGCTTCTCCAGAAGATCTTGGGTGGAACACTGTTAACCCCGGTCTTTATTTTACAGATAAGTTTGTCGTCGCTAGAGGTCTCACAGGTTCTGAAGAAAAAGAATACGAAGAAGCGCATAAGAAGCCAAAGCCTGAAGTTGGTTTTGTAGGTGGCCTTACTAATGAGTGGGGTTCCGTAGAGCTTAGAAAGGCTTACGGGTATGAGGAAGGCCTTGCTCAAAATACCTATGTACCAACAGATGAAGAACGTTGGGATGCTCTTAAGCAACTAGGTTATAATCTAGATAGATATAGGGCAGTCCTCAAGGGTGCATCCTCCAGTGAGGACTTTAAGAGTAACCTCGAAGTAATTAAAAGTGTACAGGAGTATAGAGATGCTCAGGGACAAGCAGGCCTTTGGAACAATCTTGTATCTGGTACTGGTGCTATGTTTGGTGATCCTCTTACCGCATTGCCTGTTTTTGGCTCTAGTAGCGCTATTGGTAGGATTGGATACGGCGCCGTAATGGGTGTTGCATCTGGACAGCTCAATAACTATTCCTCTGGTGACGACAATGATGCTCTTATGGATATGGCCACTGGTATGGCTTTTGGTGCATCCATTGAGGGAATCGCTAGAGCAACTAAGTTTAAGGATGATGCTACTAAGCTAGGGGATGCGTCTAGGCGTGCACGAATGTACTCTGAAAAGATTGCCTCAGGTGCCAAGGACGTCTTTAAGAAGACTGGCATTCCTGAGGCTATTGAGAAGACACAGATTCATAAGGCATTCAATAGTGCTCTTAAGAACCTTGAGGGGAAACTCCCTACAATTACTGTTCAAGGCGCCATTGATAAAGTAAAAACTGAGACTAGTGCGGGTAAAGCTGTCAGGAAGATTTGGGACTCCCTAGGTAAGACTGAAAGAGGCGATAGAACTACTTTCAAGCAATTCAATAATGCTGAGACTACTCGTACAGCTGAGGAAGCTAGAGACTTCTATAGAAAGAATGGTGAGCGAGATGTAGACATCGTATCAGACGACATCCTCAAACTCCTTGATTCGACCAGAATGGATCGTGACGATCTTGATGAAATGATTCGTAGACGAAGAGACGGTTATAAAACTGATCTTGACGGTAATGAACTGTTTGAAGAGATCGTTGAGCGAATGGGTGCATTCTACGGTAAGTGGGGTGACATGGCTCAATCTAGGGGTATGATTGGTGAGACGGATGCTATGAGGAAACTTAAGGCAACTGGTGACATCGAATATGGTAAGCCCCTTGCTAGATCCGCTGTGTCTAATGATAAGTTCGAAAGCCACTGGCTTAGCAAGAACAAGGTGTCTGACTTCCTCAACACATTCACAGGCTCCTATGAGGAGAAAGTAAATAAAGCACGGGCACGTGTCTACAAGCTACTCCTTAGGACTCTTGAGGATCCTGAGTACACTAAGCTCCTTAGGGCTAGATATGAAGAAGAACTGGCGGCTAAGGCTAAGGATACTCCTGCCAAGGACACTAAGGTTAAGGTGTCCACCGATCAGGAGGATTTTATTGCTTGGGTTAAAAAGAAGGCTTGGGACGATTCCTTGGGCTATGTGGATCAATCAGAGGCAATCAAAAAAGGTCTTATGAATGACCCTAAGGGTGAAGGTATGCCCCACAACTACCAACACGAACGAACCCCTTGGAAGTTCACTATTAAGGATAATGACGGGTTTTCTGTTAGTAGGCTTCAGACAAACATTGTAGAAACCATGAACGGATACAACATGCGTATCTCGGGTGACATGGGTCTCAATGATGCCTTTGGGGTTAAGAGCTTCAAGGAGTTCTCAGACATCATGGATAAGCAACTAGGGGAGTACCTTAAGGAGACCTCTGTTGACGAGCGAGATCTTCAGGCTAAGGCTTTTAGGGCTTACCTATCGGACTACTATGGTAGATCAGGTATGGATAACGAAGATGCTTCTTCTTGGGGTAGTGCAGTTGCAGACACTCTTAGGAACTTTACATTCTTCACTCACAATGCCTTTATGGGTGTCCTAAACCACTTTGAGACTGCTGAGGGTATTAAAGAGTTTGGTGCTTCCTTCTTCTTTAAGTCTATTCCGGGTATGTCTGACAAGATCAAGGATTGGACTAAGGGTGGTATGACTAAGCAGGAAAGGGATGAGTTCCGAGACATGGCCTTCGGTAAGGAGGTTAGAGTAAGAGGAGCTTGGACTGAGATCTACGATAGAAACCTAGATAAGTTTGGAGGAGATAAGTATAAGGCTAGATTGGTTGCGGGTACTCAATGGCTCGCTACTAATTCCCCTTTTACTAAGTATCTCAATAAGTCCCAAGATACCATTGTGTCTACAGCTCAGGATATCTTTATTGGACAATTTGCTAGACATGCTCATGGTATGAAAGGGAAGGTTGCCTTCCTAGAAGGTAAGACCCTTAATAGGCTCAATATCAATCCTAAGGACTTTGCTGATTTCACTAAGGCTTTTAAGGAGGCTACTGAGGTCGACAAATTTGGTAGGATCAGAGTAAAACCTGATGCATACGACTCGATTATTGCAAATGATGTAAAGAGCATGACCATCATGCGTAGACTGGGTGATTATGTTGCCTCTGAGGTTATCCAGAGACAGAGTCTAACTGATGCCTATATGTGGAGAGGTTCTAAGAATTCCCCAATTCTTGGTTTGCTCACTCAGTTTAAGAGCTTTGCTATTAGATCTTATAACAAGAGACTAGCTAAGAGCGCACTTAGGTTTGAAGAGGGGGATGCCGCAGGTCAAGCTATGACTTGGCTTATCTCTGGTGCCCTTGGTACTTTGTCTACTCTTGGCCAGACCTTTGCTACTGCTTCGGGTATGAATGATGAGCAGAGGGAGAAGTATTACGAACGAGTGTTCGGTGTCTCCGACTTGAGTGATTCAGATTGGACTACTATTCTGAATGTTGCCATTAACGGCATGAGTAGGTCTAGTATTCTGGCTATGCCTTCAATGCTTGCTTCTCTTGCAGGGTTTAATACTGGCATTAAGTCCACCGCCGATCAAGGCTATATTCTAGATGAAGAGGCTGAGCACTTGAATTTCAATAGCTTACTTGCAAACATCCCTGCGGCTCAAACTATTACCGGTCTCTATAACCTTCAGGCGGACACTAGAAACCTGTTTAATGCAGGGATCCTCAATGAAGATGACTATACAGAAGGTGATAGAGAGAGGTATGCAAAGTCTTTCGGCAGAAGTTTGAAAGCTGTCACTCCGAATGCACCCTTTATTCAGCAATCTTTGATTAACTACATTACAGATCAAGAAGATAACTAAAACAATGGCTTCTACTATTGCTAACTATCAGGGCAACGGGTCTACTACAGACTTCAGTGTGCCCTTTGATTATCTAGCAAAGAAGTTTGTGAAGGTCACCGTAGACTCCCTAGAGAAACTTGGGGGTGACTACGGTGACACCACTAAAGACTACTTCTTTGTAGATAAGACTACCATTAGATTCAATACAGCTCCCGCTAGCGGTACTGAAATTATTATTCGAAGATATACGTCTGCTACTGACCGTATTGTGTCCTTTAAGGACGCTTCGGTACTCAAGGCTAAAGACCTTGATGTGTCTACCATTCAGACTATTCATATTGCTGAAGAAGGTAGAGACATCATCAATGACGCACTCATTGTAGACAAGGAAGGCAATTGGGATGCTAAGGGTAAGCGTATTGTCAACGTTGGAGACCCCATTGATGACAACGATGCGATCACCCTTAAGTTCTACAAAGATGATGCTAAGGGTGCCTATCAGGCTAAGCTAGATGCTGAGGCCGCTAGGGATGCCGCTAAGGTCTCTGAGACGAACTCTAAGGCTTCTGAAGTTAATGCTAAGGAGTCTGAAGTCATCGCTAAGGCTTCTGCGGGTACTGCAGTATCTGCGGCTAAGCATGCTGATGTCGTCATGACAGAGAACCAAGCAATCCTCGAAGAGGCTCGACAGATTCAAACTAATGTTGAGACCTCTGAGAGCAATACCTATGAGAATGCTGTAATTGCTACTCAGAAGGCTGATGAAGCTAAGGTGTCTGAGAGGAACGCTAAGGAGTCTGAAACCAACGCTATGGCGTCTGAGGTGAGTGCCTCTGATAGTGCTTCCTTGGCTAAGGATTGGGCTACCAAGACTACTGGTACTGTCGATGGCTCTGAGTATTCTGCAAAGCACTATGCTAATAAGGCTAAGGATAATGCTGATGCAAGTAATGCTACTCTTGCAGAAGTTAAGGCTGAAGGTGCCAAGCAAGTAAAATCAATCACTGATACCGCAACCACTGAAATTAGTAAAATCACTAGTGAAGGGGGAAAGCAGGTCGGTCTTGTCACCAATGAAGGTACTAAGCAGGTTACTAGAGTTACGGCTACAGGTAACCAACAGGTATCTGCAGTCACCACTGAGGGCACTAAACAGGTTAACCTAGCGAAGGCTCAGGTAGCCTTGGCTGTCCAAGAGGTTACTAAGGCTAAGGAGCAGGTTAGTCTCGCTACTCAACAGGCTACGCTAGCTACGACTAAGGCTACTGAGGCTGAGGACAGTGCTACTGGTGCTTCCCAGTCTGCTACTGCGGCTAGTGCCAGTGCTAAGAATGCTAGCGCCTCTGCAGGTACTGCTACGACTCAGGCTACTGCGGCTAGCAATAGCGCTAAGGCGGCTAAGCTCTCTGCGGACAATGCGGCTCTCTCTAAGACTGCGGCAGGTACCTCTGAGGTTAATGCTAAGGCTTCTGAAGTTGAAGCTAAGAAGCAAGCCGATCTTGCTAAGGGTTATGCTGAAGATGCGGCTTCTGGACAGCTAAATGCTGACTGGGAAGCTACTGATCCTAAGTCTAAGGCGTTCATCAAGAACAAGCCTACGCTTGGTGCTCTTGCGTCTAAGGACAGCATTGCGTATAGTGAGATCACTGGTACTCCTCCTGAACAAGACCTTAGTGGTCTTGCTACTAAGAATGAGCTTCAGACTGGTCTTGCCAGTAGGGCTAACACTAAGCATACTCATACTGTAGCTGAGATTACTAACCTGAATAGCACGCTCTCTGGGTACGTCACTACTGCTACCCTTACTGCTGAGCTTGCTAAGAAGGCTGATGCAAGTCATACTCACACGACTGCTCAGGTTACTGGTCTTGATACTGCGTTGGCAGGTAAGGCTCCTATGAGTCATACGCATACTATTGCTAACGTTACGGGTCTTCAGGTAGACCTTACGGCTATCCGTGAGAGCATCACTAATGTGTCCTCTAAGGTTGACGGTATTGGTGACACTCTGTCTCCTACGTATGCCAAGAAACAAGGTATCCTTGATGCCTGTGATAAGGCTCTGAATGGTGCTAATCCTGTCCACGCAGGAGATCCTACGCTTGATGAGATTAAGTTAGCCTTAGCTACCATTCAGGCCCAATTGGGTCAGTTGGAAAGCAGAAGGTATGTTAAGGAGACTGGCAAGAGTTCTGATGGTATGGGTTGGTATCGTAAGTGGTCTGACGGTTTTATTGAGCAAGGTGGGCGAATTACATCGGTGACTACTACGATTTCATTATATACTGCGTTCACGAATACAAACTATACGATTAGCTCTAGTCAAGCGGGTGTAGCATCGGCTAATATTCCTCGTGTTGCAATCAAAGATAGAGCAACAAGCAAGTTTACTCTTGAATACTGTGGGGCTAATATGTTACCAATAAGTTGGAACGCCTGTGGTTACTAAAGGATAAACAATGGAAGATCAAGAATTTATTAATCAATTAGCTGAGAAACTCAGTAAACTCGGTACTATTAGACCTTTAGGTTTCCACTATCTTCACCCCTACGAAACAGTGCCTGCTGACTCTATTATTTGTAATGGTGCTACGTATTCTAGAGCTTTATATAAAGACTTCTTTGATTACATTACAACTCAAGGGTGGGTGAAGACTGAAGCTGAATGGCAAGAGATTGCTAC